GTTTAAAAATAAAAAGAAATAACTTATTTATATTATGGACGATAGAGCGCGACTTCAATTGCAAAAAATGATTAAAGCGAACAATGTTGAAGACCAAACAGAATTAATACGAGAATTAAAGCATAGTCAAATTCTTAAAAATGATATTAATGCCCTCATTCTGCTTAAAGCTAAATATAGAGATGACCCCGACCAGTTGCTTTTAGAATCAATGAGCGAATGTAATTTTTTATTTACATATTACACTGACATTTATAATAAAATAAAGAAAGACGAGATAGACCTAAATATATTAAGTAAATTTATTGATGTTTTGAAAAAGATTGAAGAAGGTGAAATGGACCAACACGAAGGGTCGTTTGCCGTTGGCACACTTTTAAAAGAATTATATGTAGATAGCGCATTGAAAAAAGCTGATAAATTAGATAAAGAACATGCTAGCGATAAACCACAATTTGAATATAAAGAACCAGTAAATATTAGTTGGAAGCAGTACAAGTTAACTTTTGGAAAAAAGTAGCGCAAAACTTTCAAAAAAATAAACTAACACAATTAATTCGCTGCATCATCTCAAATAGCGAGGAACCCAGGTTCCATTGCTAAAATTCGTTTTGATAAAAATAAACATGAGTTTTGCTGAAAATTTTATATTTTAATTGTGTATAATATACAATGAAAGAAAGTCTTGTTCATTTAGCTCATATTTTAGTTTTTTCTACTTTTCTGTGGTATATTGGAATTATGAAAGAAAAAATGCCAAAATTTATGTATCCTATTATTCTTTCACTGGGACTTTTAGTTGTTGTATACCATATTTATAAATCATTATTTAAAAAAGACGCCTGGATCAACTATGTTCATATATTCATTGTAGGGCCTCTACTCATTTACATAGGTTTATATAAAGAAGATACACCTAGAAAAGCATTTGAAATTTCTCTAATGTTAGGTTTTGCGTCCTTTGGGTATCATGGATATTATTTGATTAATAGTTTGGTACAAAATAAACTTACTTCCCACTCCTAATCATTTATAACTTCAGCCAAATTTATTCAACTTTTTTATAAAAAATTGAAATGATAAACGCAGCAATTATAAATTCAAAATAAAATACGCAACATGGATTTCGAGCAAATTGAATACGACAATGTGGCTGCAAAACTTTCATTAGCTCTTTCAAAAGAGCATAATCTTTCATTAGCAAAACACAAAATGAATGAGGCTATTGTTAAGGCTGCAAGTCAACTTATTCAACAAGTTAATCCTGAACTTGCGCTTAGTTTACAGGAAACAATACTTCCTCATTTCCAAAAACAGACCAATATAGAAAAAGAAAAACTCATAAAATTGATTACAGAACATCACGCCCTATTGGATGCTCCGTATGGTTTTGAACCAGTAACTAGACTTTTCATTACGATTTTGCGAGACGGGAAGATTTTCACTAAAGAGTATGAATATAACGAGCAGGCTGGACTCTATTATCAAGATTGGGGCATATACACTTTTGCAAAAAGCACATTTCATCAAGAAACATATGAAAGCATTGATGACCTTTATACAGCACTTGATGACGAGGATGTCTGGGCTATAACTAGAGTTGATCAACGTTATGCGCATAAAAGATATTGGGATAAGGTTATTCTAACGCCAGAAGAAGCGTATAGTTTAAAAAGACAATACAATGAATTTGTTGAGCTGTTTAAGAAATAAGGGTTGAATGTAGTGTTGTTTATTGTTTGTACTTTTTCTTGTTTTTTGTTTTTTTTTGGCTTTTTGGCTCAACCTTTTCCAAAGGTTGAAAAAGACTTAAATATATTGTGCGTTATAATATATTTAAAATGCCAAAATCATATGCAAAACTTTCAACTACTCTTATCATTGTCGAGTCTCCTGCAAAGTGTAAAAAAATAGAAGAATATTTGGGTCCGGGATATAAGTGTGTTGCTAGTTATGGTCATTTGAGAGAACTAAATTCATTAAAAAATATAAATATAGAAAACAATTTTGAACCAACATATACAAATATTGAAAATCCAATAAAGCAGAAGCGGATTTCTCAATTACGCAATGAAATCGACTCTGCTGGAGATGTTATTTTGGCAACAGATGACGATAGAGAAGGCGAGGCAATTGCATGGCATCTTTGCTCAATGTTCAATCTAAACATAGCTCAAACAAAGCGTATTGTATTTCATGAAATTACCGAGACGGCTATTCAAAATGCGCTTTTGAATCCAAGACATATTGATATGAATATTGTAAATGCGCAACAAGCTAGGCAAATTCTTGATTTACTTGTTGGTTTCAAGGTCTCTCCGATTCTATGGCGCTATATATCAAAAAATGCAGATAATAGTCTTAGTGCCGGTCGTTGTCAAACACCTGCACTGCGACTCATCTATGATAACCAAAGGGATATTGAAAGTAATCCTGGAACAAAAAAATACAACACAACTGGATACTTTACAAATAAATGTATTCCATTTGATCTCTCCAAGAAATATGAAGATGCAGACGAGTTACTCGAGTTCTTAGAGAAGTCGATAGATTTTAGCCATATTTTCTCATGTAGTGCACCAGTAAAAATGTTCAAATCTCAACCCGAGCCGTTTACTACTTCTAGATTACAACAGGCGTCTAGTAATGATTTACACATCTCTCCAAAAGAAACAATGAAAATATGTCAAACACTTTACGAAGGCGGTTACATTACCTATATGAGAACAGATAGCAAGACATATAGTGGCGACTTTCTTGATTGCACAAAAAAATATATTGAATCAACTTACGACGCAACGTATATACGAAACGACATTGATTTGCTAATTACTGGAACATCAAAGACTCAAGAACCTGTCAAAACTAAAAAACCAAAAAAATCCGCATCTAATAAAGAATTGGACGGCGCTTCAAATAAACCTAAAGCTCAAGAAGCGCATGAAGCCATACGCCCTACGAATATTTATTTAAAAGACCTTCCCGAAAAAATGGAACCGAGAGAAAAGCGGCTCTACAAGTTAATCTGGGAAAATACACTAGAAAGTTGCATGGAAAGAGCATCATTTTATTCTATAACTGCTAACATAACTGCATACGGAAGCAATAAATATTCATATTCAAGTGAAAACATTGATTTTCCTGGTTGGAAAATAGTTAAAAAAAAATATGAAGTTGATAATAAAGAGTATCATTATTTGCAAACTATAAAACAAAACAACGAATCTGCGTTTAAAAAAATACAAAGCAAACTTACGCTGGCAAATACAAAGCTTCACTATACAGAAGCAAAACTCGTCCAATTATTAGAGGAAAATGGCATTGGAAGACCATCCACATTTTCAATGCTGGTTGATAAAATACAAGAGCGAGGATATGTAAAGAGAGCTGATGTTCCGGGAATAAAAATTCAGTGTAGTGATTATGAATTAGAAAATGGCGAGATTTACGAGATTGATACAGCGCGCGAATTTGGCAATGAAAAAAACAAACTAGTGATTCAACAAACTGGTGAAATTGTCTCTCAGTTTTTAGATAAAAATTTTCAAAGTTTATTCAATTATGAGTTTACTAAAGAAATGGAAAATGACCTTGATTCAGTTGCAAAAGGCAATGCCGTGTGGTATGAAGTATGTGCAAAATGTCTTGACCAAATAAATTATTTAATAGACCAGCTTAAAGAAAATGGCGAAAAAAAACTTGAAATCCGAATAGATGACGCACACACTTATACGATTGGAAAATTCGGTCCAGTAATAAAATGTTTAGAAGAAGATGGAAAAAGCGTATCATTCAAGGGTGTTAAAAAAGATATTGATCTGAAAAAATTGGAGGCGGGGGAATATCGCCTAGAAGACATTGTTGAAGTTAAAAAGGAACAAAAACAACATATTTTAGGTCAATACGAAGGCGAAGATGTTATTTTAAAGAATGGAAAATTTGGTCTTTATGTTATATGGGGCAAAAATAATAAATCGTTAAAAAGTTTTGGAAATAGACCTATTGAAAATATCACATTTGATGAAATTAAAAAATATTTAGAAGAGGGTAGTAATTTAATAAGAGAGATAAATTCAAGTTTATCTATTAGAAAAGGACCAAAAGGTGATTATTTATTT